ATTTCTTCCATGACTTCTGCCGCTGCTGCCGCTGCAGGTTATCTTACAAATGTTCCTATTATTGGTGACTACGCTAAAATAACAGAACGAGGATTACACATTGCAACTGGTGCTCTGAGTTACTTTGGCTTCTCACGTCCAACCACGCAAGTTTCAAATTCTCCATTTGTTCCTCGTCCTTATCAGAACATGTCAGCAATCTATGATCAAGATGATAGTTTACCATTGTCTCTCGATCCTCAACAAGCTATTACTGGTAGTATAAGCAATATTGGCCCTACTGGAGTTGATCAATTGTCCATCCAGAATTTAGCATCAAGATGGTCGTTTCTTACTAATGGTGTGTGGTCCACGGCTGATGTGCCTGGTACTAGGATTATGAATGGTGGTATAACTCCGTACATGTCTCAAGCTATTGTTGGAAATGGGATTTCTCCTTTTGAGATGACATCATTAGCTTATGCTAGTTATTTATTTCGCTATTGGACTGGCAGTTTGGAATTAATGATTGTTGTGGCTCATGCATCCAATATGCATGGTCGGTTGATTGTCACTCTCAATCCAGATGGCAACTTCCATGCTTCTTTAGCATCTAATCAGCAAATAACTCTTAATATAGATTTATCAACTGAGCAACAAGGTAGTACCACAACTATTGTCAATATTCCTTGGATGAGCTTTAAACCTTGGTTAAGAATTAATAAACCAACAACTCCTAATTTATTCTTTGATCAAGCAGGTATCATTTATAATGATACTATGAATGGCTCAATTAATGTGCAAGTTGGTAATAGACTTACAGCTCCAGCTCCAACTACTATTAACGTGTCCTTCTTTATCCGTGCTGGACCTGATTTTCGAGTTGCAGTACCAGACTATCAGAGTTTAGATATTGTTACTCCTCTTTCAGGCGGTGACATCTCAGGTAAGATCCCAACGTATATAGCTGATGAATGTTTGTACGATTTAAGTTCTGGATATGAAAACAGATCTAAAATCGTTTATATGGGTGCTGAACCAAATATGGAAGCTACACTCTCTGGGCCAACAATGTACTTCGGTGAAAGTATTGTTTCTCTCAGAGCTTTAACGCGTAAGTATACTAGATTTATGAGTGCTTACTTTTTCGATTTATCTCCTGC